CTGTGACGAGTTTGCATTTGTGCCACCCAACATCGCAGAAGAATTTTGGACATCAATATCTCCCACACTGGCAACTGGTGGTAAGGCTATCATTACCTCAACTCCTAACAGTGACGAAGATACATTTGCCACTATTTGGAAAGAAGCTAACAAGAAGTTTGACGAATTTGGTAATGAACAAGAAACTGGCATAAACGGGTTTTTTCCATTCACTTGTAAGTGGCATGAGCACCCCGATAGAGATGAAATATGGGAACGTACAGAGCGTGGCCGTATTGGTGAAGAGCGTTTTCGCCGAGAATATAATTGTGAATTCTTAGTCTACGACGAAACACTTATTAACAGTATCTGTCTTGCGGGACTAGAAGGCAAGGAACCCACGCAAAGAATGGGTCAAACTCGCTGGTATAAACAATTAAATCGAGACAGCATGTACGCAGTTACATTAGACCCTAGTTTAGGTACAGGCGGCAATAGTGCTGCAATTGAAGTATTTGAATTACCCAGTTTTACGCAAGTGGCCGAGTGGCAACACAATTTAACACCCATCCAAGGACAAATCAAGGTTCTTAGGGAAATATTAAAATATATACAAGACGAAACAGGTGAAACTGTCAACAATCTCTATTGGACTATAGAAAACAACACAGTGGGCGAAGCAGGATTGGTTTGTATCAAGGACATAGGCGAAGAAAATTTTGCAGGCTTGTTTGTGAGCGAACCAGTACGAAAAGGTCATGTACGTAAATTTCGTAAAGGATTTAATACCACGCATGGCAGTAAGATTTCAGCAAGTGCCCGCCTAAAGTTCTTAATCGAAAGCGGTAAAATGAAAATTAACAGCAAGCCCTTGATATCTGAACTAAAAGCATATATAGCAGCCGGTGTAACATTCAAAGCGAAATCGGGAGAACAAGACGATTTAGTCAGTGCCACACTGCTAATGGTACGCATGAGCCAGGTGTTAGCGGACTGGGATGAACGGGTGTTTGACAGTATTAGCAGCCATTCAGGACACGCAGACGATGACTGGGAAATGCCGATGCCTATCTTTATTTCGTCTAATTTAGGATAAATATCAGTATGAACAAGAATCTAAGCAACATTGCTGAAGAACTATTTGGAAAAATTAGAACACAATTTCCCAAAGTAAAACTTCGCGACGAAGATCGTAACACAACGGATGAACCTGAATTAGCAAGATTTTTTAATTTTGATTACCATCATAATCGAGTTCCATTAGGAGCTATCGATATAAGTATTTCAGAAAAAGACGGTCTCGTAATAATTTACTCCAACGATATTGTGGAAGAAAAAGATGAATTTGTAAAAAATAAATTTTACAATTTCCTTCAAGAATTACGAGAATTTGCCAAACAACGCCTGATGAATTTTGATACTAGGGATATTTCTAAAAGCAATCTAGATAAAAGAGACTACGAATTCATGTCTAAAAAGAACAACGGAGAAGACACTATGTCTGAAAGTAAATTATATGGCACTAGCAAAACTAGCTATCAGCAATTAGGCGATGCTAAGTTAATTGTTAAACATAGTGCCCCAGTCAATTTTGAGAACCCGGCAGGTCGCGCTCAACGTATTGAAAGCATCTATATTGAAAATGCTCAAGGCGAAAGATTTAAGTATCCTTTCAAACATTTAAATGGTGCTAGAGCATTGGCTACACACGTAGCGCACGGCGGAACTCCATACGATTCCATTGGCGGACATGTGATTGGTCTTAGCGAAGAATTAAGCAATCTGCGAATGTTTAAACATTATGTTTCTAGAAATCCCATGGTCAGCGAAGCAATGGGTAGCATACATACCAAAGTGATGGAACGGATTGACGCTGTTAAAAAAGAAATTCATGGTTTACAAAGTGCTACTCGTTACGTTGAATTTGCTGAAAATTTTCATGCTATCGATGCTAAAGAGATTCCAGAAGATGTGATGAATGATTGGATAGATAGATTGACTATTCGTACATTCAATGAAGAACTTAAAAATGTATTCCCTTATATCTTTAAATTGATAGATGAGGGTGACATTCCTGTTAAGGAATTATCAGCAGATGATTTATTGGCAGAACGTGTTTCACCGGAGTGGCTTGAAGTAAATCGCAAAGCAAAAGAATTATTAGCCAAAGGCATGACTGTTGAGCAAGTTGCTAAAGAACTAGGAGTTCAAGGTCCAAACAACGGTATGGCAGGTAGTATGGGCGGTTTGTGGGGAGCAATCAATTCCGCTCAGCGAGAAATTGGCGGACAAATAAAAGAATTTGCCGACTACGAAAGACAACTCAATCATATTATAGGCGAGCGTGTTGATATTTTTAGTGATGATGAGAACAGCAAACGAGAAGCTGTAGAAAAATTAAATCAACTAGTGGCACAACCGATGCCTGTGGGCACTGACGGAAGTAATGCTGTTGAAAGTCTTTCTGATATTATCGACGATGACGAACTAACAGATGTTTTCAAAGAGCTTGCTGATATCGATCCCGAACATGATGTAAGAGATATCCTCAAAGATTACATCAAAATTAAAGACCAAGAAAACGGCACAGATATTTTGACACAGATCCAATTTCCTGCTGACGATGGCGGCATGGACGCGGCACCGGCATCACCCGAACCGGAAGCGGCCGCACCGGAAGCACCGACAGCTGAACCTGTACCTGCTGAACCAGCGCCGGTAGCACCTCCAATGGCAGAAGAGAAAGAAGAAGATCCACCATTCGATGGACCTTATAAAAAGTCAAGTGACAACAAAGATCAATTTGGTAACACTGTTAAGACTAAAAATATGGCCAAACATCTTGCTAAAAAAGGTATGGCTGACGCAATTAAAAAAGCCAAAAAGGCAGGCGCAACTGCAGAAACGATTATTCGAATTGCCGGTAAAGAAATGACATTGGGCGAAGCAATCACTAAAGCAGGAATGAAAGTCGAAGACGTGTTTGGAAACAAAGCAGATGAGTTAATCGAATTTGTTAAGAGTATGTACAATACTGTTGAAGGAAATTTTCCAAAAGGAGCAGAAGGTGTAAAAATTGCTTGCGAAAAGAAATTTGGTGATAATGCCGGACCTATTGCTGAAAAAGTAATTGCTAAATTGAGCAGTCTCGGCGAAATGAATCGTATGAAGCAACTGGCAGGATTGGCAAGATAAAACCATTTTTAAGCAAGATTTCTCTTGCTAAGATAAATAAAAACGTATACAATAACATGTATGCGTTTTTTGTTTTAGAGGGTTCTAAAACAATATAGGCACATAAAATATTAAAGGCTAACAATAGGAGATTATTATGGCATCTTTAGCAGAAATCCGAGCAAAGCTCAAAGAACAGGAATCACGTGGTTCCGACAATCAACGTTCCGGTGGTGATAATTCAATTTATCCATTCTGGAATCTCAAAGAAGGATCTGAAGCAACAGTAAGATTCTTACCAGACGGTGACTCTGACAACACATTTTTCTGGGCAGAACGAGCAATGATTAAATTGCCATTCGCCGGAGTTAGTGGCAGCACAGATAGTCGTCCAGTCCAAGTCCAAGTACCTTGTATGGAAATGTATGGCGGCACATGCCCTATTCTAGCAGAAGTGCGTCCATGGTACAAAGACGAATCGCTGAAACAAATGGCCAATAAGTATTGGAAAAAGCGTAGCTATATCTTCCAAGGTTTTGTTGTTGAAGACGGCCTTAAAGAAGAAAATCCAGCTTCGAACCCAATTCGTCGATTCATTATCGGCCCACAAATCTTTCAATTGATTCGTGGCGCATTGCTTGATCCAGAAATGGACAACCTGCCAACAGACCTACTTCATGGCGTTGACTTCAAACTTATCAAGACTAGCAAAGGTGGTTATGCTGACTACTCTACTAGCAAGTGGAGCCGTCGTGAACGTCCATTAAGCGATGTTGAACAGTCTGCTTTAAAAGAGCACGGCCTGTATAATCTCAAAGACTTCCTGCCTAAAAAGCCAGGCGATGTCGAACTTAAGGTTATCAAAGAAATGTTCGAAGCAAGTGTTGAAGGCGAACCATTTGATATGGATCGCTGGAGCCAATACTACAAGCCTGCTGGCATGAGCCAAGCAACAGGCGATCCAGTAGCCAAGACCAAAGTGGCTGAATCTGAAGATGCTCCATGGGAAGATGACACTACTGTTGCTAAGGTAGCTCCAGTAGCACCCAAACAAGAAGCTGCACCTTCCGCTAACGGCGGCAGAGCAGAAGACATTCTTGCGATGATTCGCAATCGTCAAAAGCAATAATAGCTTTTAAAAATGAGGGCCCTCGTGCCCTCATTGCCACCTACGAGTAGATCGTAGTGGTTAAAACAAGCTACCGAATTATAAAAGGAAGAATAATGGCTACAAAAGCATTTGATTTAAGTAAATTTAGAAAAACTCTAACAAAGAGTATTGAAGGATTGGGCGTGGGATTTAACGACCCAACAGATTGGATTAGCACTGGCAACTTTGCCCTTAACTATCTAATTAGTGGTGATTTTAACAAGGGTATTCCTTTGGGTAAGGTTACGGTGTTTGCCGGTGAAAGTGGTGCCGGCAAAAGTTATATTTGTTCCGGTAACATTATCAGGAACGCACAAGAACAGGGTATCTATGTCATTCTAGTTGACAGTGAAAACGCATTGGACGAATCGTGGTTACACGCATTAGGTGTTGATACTAGCGATAAAAAATTGTTGAAACTTAACATGGCCATGATTGACGACGTAGCTAAAACTATTAGTGAATTTATGAAAGAGTATAAGGCTATGGAAGACCGACCTAAGGTCCTGTTTGTTATTGATTCGTTGGGCATGTTGTTGACTCCTACAGATGTTAATCAGTTCGAAGCAGGTGATATGAAAGGTGACATGGGCCGTAAACCTAAAGCACTTACCAGTCTTGTACGTAATACAGTGAATATGATTGGTCAATACAATGTTGGATTAGTTTGTACCAATCACACATACGCAAGTCAGGATATGTTCGATCCAGATGACAAGATTAGCGGCGGCCAGGGCTTTATCTATGCCAGCTCTATTGTTGTTGCCATGCGTAAATTAAAATTGAAGACTGATGCTGATGGCAATAAGACTACATCAGTTAATGGTATTCGCGCCGCATGTAAAATTATGAAAACACGGTATTCAAAGCCGTTTGAAACTGTACAAGTAGAAATTCCATACACTACTGGCATGAGTCCTTATAGCGGATTAGTTGATTTGTTTGAAGGCAAGACCATGTTAAAGAAAGAAGGTAATAGTCTTGTTTATATTACCAAAGATGGTGAAATTATCAAACAATTCCGTAAGCCATGGGAGCGAAATGAAAAATCTGGATTAGATGTCATCATGAAAGATGTTACTAATCACGGTGAAATTATTCCTTCCGAGATAACTACTAGTGACGGAGATCAGGAGACCGAATAATGAACGAAAATCAAATTGCCGATATATGGCTTCTATTTAAAGAATATGCTGACAAAAAAGCAGTGGAGTCGTTAGCTGAACGCTATGTGGATTTGCTTGCTGATCATGGCATCAGCGACAAGGTTTTAAAAGATTCGCTGGGCCACGATTCAGATCTTGACGAAGCAATCGAATATTATCTTGATCAAGATAGTGAAGAAAGTGTAGACGAGGAAGATAATTGGGATTTTGATGAAGACGAGGATTAAATGAGTTGGTATTCAAAAGTTTCTAAGGATATTTCAAATATTCCAGATGCTGTGGCATATTATGAAACCGAATTACAGGCAGCTAGAGGCGACGCTCGTATTTCGGGCAACATAGAAAAAGCTTCAGCAAGTATGCCGGGTATTGTGGAACAACGATTTAGTCAACTACAAGAAATCGAAGCAATATTAGAATATTTGAATATAGAACTACGTAGACTGAAAAGTCAAATGTTCAGAAAGTATTTAGAGACGTACCAACGAGCTTTATCATCAAGGGATTGTGAAAAATTTGTGGAAGGTGAGGCAGACGTTGTTGATTATGAAAAAATTATCAACGAGTTTGCCTTGCTACGCAACAAATGGCTGGGCATTACCAAGGCGCTTGACATCAAACAGTGGCAACTTAGCAATATTATAAAATTACGAGTGGCTGGCATGGAAGATGCCACACTATAATTGACATTATTACAAACGTATGTTATAATTTACTATGATGACTGTCGATGCTTTACTAGTACACCTTTTTAACAATGCTTTTTTGACTGAAAAAGTATTTCCTTCAAAAGACAAGAGAATATTACTGAGTTTATCTCAACAACTGACACAAAGTACCTTTTTGACCGAGAGTCAATCGAAATTATTGACTAAAATCTTCAAAGAAAATACGACACACCTAGAAGGCATCGTTGGCAACATCCACAATGTGCTTGATAACAATTTATGGTCTGAACCTTTTAGAGTAATTCAAAAAATTCGTAAAATTTACATAGATTCCGAAGATTCAGAAGCCCTCATCATCGAGTTTACCTATGACAAGAGACTTCGTAACAAACTCACCGGTCTTAACAACCGACTACAAGGACCATTATCCACTCACGGGACTAGACATTTTTCAGTGGCACTTACCGAAAAAAACATTCATTTACTAGTAGGTGAATTTCTTCGAGAAAATTTCGAAATTGACGGGAAAATTATGAAATTTTATGAAGACATCGATAGCATATTAACAACCTCCAAAATCAATTTTGCCATAGGCAACACAACTAATGAAAATTTAAAAAAACTACTAGAGAGTGATATTGGACCACTTGTTGACAATAACGTGCTATTACTTAATGACCGTAAAATCCGATATCAGTACGAAATCTATGAAAAAACACCGAATATTTCATTGACCACTGCTATCGCCCAACGACCAGCTACTAATATTTTTATCAACAGTTTATCGCATACTCTAGTAGATGTGGTTGACAGTTTAAAAAGTCTTAATAGACTGCCGTTGCTAGTAATTTTTGACGGACACGACTCTGCTGTGAACAAAAAAACACTAAATTTGCTCTCGGACGCATTAAAAACCAACGGTGTCGATGACCACATTGGAATTTATTTCAGATTTAATCAAGGCAATGATCCAGCTGGGTTTAACAAAATCATTTCCGAATTGGGGTACAATAAAAATCTTTCAAACCAATCACAGGTGGCTGGTATTGCCGCAGGAAAGTTACCTAAATTCTTCATTAAAGACAAATGGAAGCCTAAAAGTGTGATATCGTTTACAACAAGTTTTAGAAATAGTAAAAGTTATGTTTACTGTAACGACGTTGATCTAATTATATATTATGGGGATAAGAAGCCCATTCAAGGAAATGTTGATGTCATCGTGTAAGCTGATAATTAAAGATGAAGTTAACATAAAGATAGAAGGTCTCAGTGTGGAAATGCGTAGAAAACTATCTAACGCATTCAAGTACGATATTCCTTATGCCAAGTATCATCCTGCTTACAAGCTAGGCAGATGGGATGGTCAAGTAACATTGTTTGGCATCGGTGGCACCGGTTACATCAATCAGTTACCAAAGATATTAAGTCTATTAGATAGCTCAGGAGTCGACGTTTCTTCTATAGAAGATTTAAGACAACCCACAAATCTATCGTTCTCTAAAGTAACAGAATCCTACTGGGCCGACCAAGGAAAAACTTGGCCTAAAGGTCATCAGCAACAAGGTCAACCTATTATGTTGCGCGACTATCAAGTAGATACTATTAATAACTTTCTTGAGAATCCGCAAAGTTTACAAGAAGTGGCCACAGGCGCTGGTAAAACAATTACCACAGCCACGTTAGCACAGTTATGCGAACCGTTAGGACGAACGATTACTATTGTACCTAATAAGAGTCTTGTTGAACAAACAGAAGAAGATTTTATTAACGTAGATCTTGACGTGGGTGTTTACTACGGTGATCGTAAAGATCTAAATAAAACACACACTATTTGTACATGGCAAAGTCTTAACATACTAGATAAGAAAAGTAAAAACTTAGAACATGACATTGTGTCACTTGCTGAATTTTTAGAAGGCGTGTCTTGCGTAATCGTTGATGAAGTACACATGGCAAAAGCTGAAGTATTAAAGAATTTGCTTACACAAAATCTTGCTAACGCACCAGTACGTTGGGGTCTAACGGGTACAGTGCCCAAGGAAGCATTTGAATACGAAAGTATTTTTGCCAGTATTGGTCCTGTAATCGGCGGCATTAAAGCACACGAATTACAGGAAAAAGGTGTACTGAGCAATTGTCACGTTAACATTGCTCAGTTGATAGATTTACCTGAATTTAAAACCTACGCAGAAGAATTAAAATACTTGGTTACCGATGATGATAGAATGGCTTATATCAGTAAAATGATCAAAGGTATAGCCGACAACGGCAACACGTTGGTGCTTGTTAATAGAATCGATACTGGAAAATTCATAGTTAACGAGCTAGCTGACAGTGTTTTTATTTCTGGTGAGGTTAAGACTAAAGATAGAAAAGAAGAATACGATGACGTTAAAACTAGTACTAATAAGATTATTGTGGCGACTTACGGTGTGGCCGCTGTGGGTATTAATATCCCCCGTATTTTTAATTTGGTTCTTCTGGAGCCCGGAAAGAGCTTTGTCCGCGTTATACAAAGTATTGGGCGAGGCATTAGAAAAGCAGACGACAAGGACTTTGTCCAAATCTGGGACATTACCTCGACGTCTAAATACGCAAAGCGGCATCTTACGGCACGGAAGAAATTCTACAAAGAAGCCAAGTATCCATTTACTCTAGACAAAATAGATTGGAATTAAAGGTTGACAACATTACCTAAATGTTGTATTATAACAACATGCAAATACTTACATTAGACAATTTATCATACGACCTTAATAACCTACCCGAAGAAGTAGATGAAAGTATGAGGTTCGCGGTTTTAGACAACAGTGATCCTAAAGAACCAGATTTTTTCTTCATGCCGTTAATTTTCTTAGAAAGTTTTAATAGCCCAGCAATGGTACTTAAAATAGGCGACGAGGAAGTTACTATGCCTTTAGATTGGAGCATAGCAGTGGGCGATCCGCAAAGCAGTTGTGATATAGAAATACTGCCGCTTACTAGTTTAAACGACCGCGGCTTCGAAGCATTATGTTTTAATCCACTCAGTAGTTTTAGAGTAGAGTTTAAAAAAATTGAAATTGTAAATTTTTATAATGATGTTAAATGGTACTTTCCTAAAATGAAAAATGGACAATTACTAGCAGTACCGCTTGGACAAGAACCTAAACCCTTATGTTCTTATTTTGTTAAAGAAATTTCGAGACAGATGGAACTAATTGATTTAAGCAAAATATTATAATATGGGATCTCTTAAGCCTGGCGCCACATACATATACGAACGCAACGGGGACACTGTGTATGCTAGAGAACACGGTGCTGACTCAAGTACCCGACAAGAAATTGGCTGGGATCATACGCCAGACCCTCGTACCGGTGACGGCAGATCGTTACATGAACATATGATGGAAAGTAAAATGTGGGGTGAAATTCGCCGAATGGCTCCATCCAATCCAGCTTTACAAAAGGCCTTGGATCGTGCTATAATGATATATAGATTAAGCAAGGACAAACCATTATGAGTAAAGAAGAAGACAAATTCAAACATAGTAAACGCCTGCTCAAAGACGATAACGCTATCAAGAAACAAATGAAGATAGCTAAAGAACATAAGGTCATTGAGTTTAATCCTAAACTAGCACAACCACATAGATACCATAAACATCATGTAATGAATTGTGGAAACCCTGATTGTTTTATGTGTGCTAATCCCAGAAAGACGTGGAACGAATTAACTATCCAAGAAAAGCGAGAATTCCAAGAACTGGAAACTATTCGTATGCGACACAGTAATGGAACTTTAACGAAAGATGCTGATGAGTGAGAAAATTGAACTAAAAGAAAAAATGGCCGCTGCCGACATGGGTGCCCGCACAATGTGGGACGAAATGGACGACCTTCAAAGAAAAAGTCTTAAACAAGAGTTCTTTATTCTCAATCGATACATTAGTAATGTTAAAGGTCAACCTAGAGATACACAAGAACATTTTGTTCTTACTGTTAATGAATACTTTAACAAATACTGGTATGATTTACAAAATCATCCTAAGTTAATGTGGCAGTTACTTAGCATGTGCGCCCATGAAAGCAAAAAGATATTCTATCACGAATGGATTGGATTCAAAAAGAAAAAAGATAACAAGCGTATTAAGTTTTTAAATTTAGTATATCCTGATATGAAAGATGACGAAATCGAATTATTGGCAAAACTATCGGAGTTATCAGAGTTAAAAGCTATGGCAGAGGATCTCGGTTATAGCAAAGAAGAAATTGCTAAATTATTTTAATGTTAAGTTTCGGCGTGAACAATAAACCTTATACCTGTCAATTTTGTGGGCATGGATACACTCAGGAAAAAACACTGGCTGTACACATGTGCGAGCAGAAACGCAGGCATTTGTCCAAAGATGAAAAACATGTTGTTATAGGCTATCAAACGTATGTTAGATTTTATCAGTTAACACAAAACGCCAAAACTATAAAAACATACAACGAATTTTCTCGAAGCCCATATTACAATGCATTTGTAAAATTTGGCAGTTATGTCAGTAACGTAAATCCCTTGTACCCCGACCATTATATTGATTGGGTAGTACGTAGTGGTGTCAAACTAGATCATTGGTGTAGAGACGCATTATACGAAAAATATGTATTAGAGTTAATTCATACAGAACAAGTAGAAACAGCATTAAACAGAAGTGTAACTCATATGCAGTCGTGGGCCAACGACAACAACAGTATATGGAGTCACTATTTTAAATATGTTAGCGTAAATAGAGCAACATATGATATACGAGATGGTAAAGTTAGCCCGTGGTTAATATTGAATTGTACTACTGGAAAACACTTACTAACATCACTTAGTGACGAGCAGTTGGCTTCGATAAGTAATGTTATAGATCCTACTGTATGGGTTAAGAAATTTAAAAAACAACGAGCAGATCTTGAACTTGTTAAAGAAGTAGTCAAAGAGTCTAACTTATGAATCAAGGACAAAACACTGATGCCAGATATAGATATTGATTTTTTAGATCGTAGCCAAGCACTTGATGTCATAAAACACATTAAGGCTAGCCGCCGAGACGATTCTAAACTGGTAACACATAATACTGGCATCTACTTACAGACAATTCCTTGCGATCCTGTAAATAACTTATCAGGCATAGATTACAAAGAGGCAGAAGAACGAGGCTACTTTAAAATAGACTTTTTGAATGTTAAC